CAATTACTTGACTTTAACTTTACCGGATATGATATTTTCCGTAGATGGTATATTGATGGTAAAATTTATTTCCATCTACAAATTGATTCAGCAAAATCCAAGGAGGGTATCAAAGGGATTATTCAGATTGAACCTCTAAAGATCAAAAAGATTAAGGAAGTATCTACTACTATTGATAGAACTACTGGTATGAAATCAAACCAGATTACAGCAGAATACTTTTTATATTCTGATGACTTCTCTACTAGTACATCTGGTGTAAAGATTGATCCCAATGCAATTGTGTATGTTCCATCGGGAGTTCTTGACGAAAGTGGAAAGGTGGCAATTTCATATCTTCATAAGTCTATTAAATTAGTTAATCAGCTTCGTATGATGGAAGATGCATTGGTAATTTACCGTGTTGCTCGTGCTCCAGAAAGAAGAATATTTTATATTGACGTAGGAAATCTACCAAAAGGTAAAGCAGAAGAGTATGTTCAAGGACTAATTGCGAAATATAGGAATAAGTTGGTATATTCACAGGACGATGGTACGATTAGGGATGATAGGAAGAGTATGTGTCTAACTATGGATACAAAGGTTCCTCTTCTTGATGGAAGAACTTTATCCCTTTCTGAAATTACTGAAGAATATAATAATGGAAAACAATTATGGGTATATTCATGTGATCCTGTCACTGGCAAGTTTGCTCCCGGTTTAGTTAGTTGGGCTGGGGTCACTAGAAAAGATACAGATGTAATGAGACTTACTCTGGATAATGGTAAAACTATCACATGTACGTTAGATCATAAATTTCCAGTATGGAATAAAGGATTTGTTAGAGCTGATAAATTAATAGTTGGCGAGTCTATGATTCCATTTTATACTAGAGAAGAAAAGGTCATGCCTAAAAGTTCTAAGTATCATCAACATTTTGATAACTCTGATAAAAAATGGGTATTTACTCATAGAGCTGTATCTTCTTGGAAAGATAATAATCTATTAGAAAATGAGTGGGTATATGATGAATCTTTTGTTAATGAAAGAAAAAGTAATGTTCACCATAAAAATTATAATAGATATAACAATTCTCCTGAAAATTTGGTGCGGATGAATTATAAAGACCATTTTAAATATCATCAAATATTGGGGGGGGATTCTCTGAGATATAAAACAGGTATTCATGGATTATCTCATGAAGAAATTTGTATTAATGCTAAATTAGGCAGTGATGCATTATTAGCTAAGTTTAATGATTCCGAATTCTATGCTGCTTTGTGTGCAAAACAAAAAGCTGGTTGGGTTGACCGAGATGATAGACGGTTAGCCTCAGCAGAAAGAGGTAAAGCTCGTCCTATTGAACATTTTCAACACATGAATGTTCTGGCAAATGAATCTAGGTGGGGTTCAGATAAATCAGAAAACAATCGTAAGAAATTATCAGATAGTCAGCGTATAGAATACCCTGAAAATATATCAACTATAATTGAAAAGGCATTAAGAACAAAAGTATCTGTTGCTGATATTCTTATTCATATAAACGATAATATTGATCACGAAAGCTGGAAGAATCTTAATACTCATAAGGTTGTCAAACTGCGTAAATCTATATCGCCGTTTACGCACAAGGACCTTAGTAAATTGTGTAAGCTTGCTGGATTTAAAATACTAAAAGATTATAAAGAAGCACTTCTTCTGAGGAATCATAAAATAGTCAATATAGAATATCTTAAAGAAACGATAGATACTGGTTGTTTAACTGTTGACGGTGATGAGATCTATCATGACTATCATACCTTTGCGCTAGATGCAGGAATTTATACAAAGAATTCCATTTTGGAAGACTTTTTCCTTCCCAGAAGAGAGGGATGCGTTCACTTGAACACTAGTATTAAGTTATTAGATGGACGGGATTTACCTCTAATTGACCTTATTCAAGAATATAATGAAGGTAAACAAAACTGGGTTTATTCAGTATCTCCTGATGGTACTATAGTTCCTGGAAAAATCTCATGGGCTGGTATAACTAGAAGAAATACTGAAGTTCTTAATGTATATCTCGATAATGGTGAAGTTGTTACTGCGACACCAGATCATAAATTCATATTAAGAACTGGAGAGAAAATTGAAGCAAAAGATTTAGTATTAGGAGATGTGTTATCAACATATGCAGAAAAAACTAGAGATGATGCTCATAAAGCCGATGATATTTCTAAATCTGTTATTCGTGTAGAATATCTTTCTGATAAGATTGATGTAGGAACTCTAACTATTGATGAAAATCATGACTATCATGACTATCATAACTTCGCTTTAAGTTCTGGTATATTTGTAATGAATTCAAAAGGTACAGAAATCACCACACTTCCGGGTGGCTGTTTGGCTATGGATACTAAGGTATCTTTATTGGATGGAAGAGAACTTTCCATATCTGATGTTGAATCTGAACTATCAACTGGCAAGCAACTTTGGACATATTCCTGTGATGAATTTACGGGCGAAGTAAAACCTGGATTAATATCATGGGCTGGTCAAACACAAGCAAATGCAGAAGTAATGAAAATTACTCTTGATAACGGAGAATCCTTAATTTGTACACCCGATCATAAATTTCCTGTATATGGTCAAGGATTTGTTGCAGCAGAAGATTTATCCCCCGAATCTGATATTATTGAGTTTACTGATAAAGGTAGAGGATATCCAATAACGAACATAGAATATCTTGATTATACTATTCCAGTTGGTACTCTTACTATTGATAAAGATGAACTAATTCATAATCATCATACATTTGCCTTATCTTGCGGCATCTTTACAAAGAACTCAAATCTTTCCGAAATTGAGGATATTAATTTCTTTCAAAAGAAGCTATATCGTTCTCTGAATGTTCCTTCTTCTCGTTTGGAAGCTGACTCATTATTTACAACTGGACGATCATCCGAAATTTCCCGAGAAGAAGTTAAGTTTCAAAAATTCATTTCAAGACTTCGTAAGAAGTTCTCCATGATGTTTGCTGATATGCTTAGGGTTCAATGTATCCTCAAAGGGATTATCACAGCTAAAGATTGGCCGATGATTCGTGAAGGAATGGGCATTGACTTTATCGAAGATAACTTTTATTCCGAACTTAAGGATGCAGAAATTCTTAAATCTCGTCTCGAAGTTCTTGAACAAATTCAACCTAGTATTGGTATATATTACTCTAATAAATGGATTCGTTCAAATGTCCTTAATATGTCTGAACATGATGTTGCTAGAATGAAAGAAGAGATGGATGAAGAAAAAGCTGCTGAAGCTAGTCCCGCAAAATCTGAAGAGGAACCTCCTGAAGAAGCCGGTGGTGAAGAAGAACCCGAAGTTGGTGGTGAAGAAGAACCTGCACCAGAAGCAGGTGAAAAGGACCAAGAGTGGGATATTAATTTGAACAAAAATCGTAATAAATAAACTCTTTATATAAATAAACATATGATTGAAAATTTTATCAATAGCATTTCGTCTGGAGATTCAGAAAAAACTGATGTATCATTCAATAAACTTATAATGTCTAAGATTAATACAGTTCTTGATATCAAGCGAATTGAATTAACATCGGATATCTTTAATAAGCAACAAACAAAGATTTCAGAGTCTTTATCAGAATCCGTTGATTGTGCATATAAGTCTGCTCTTGAACAAGAACAATCAAATCCAAGATTTGTTCAAGCACAAGCGACTATTGCATGCGGACTTACTCCTAATCAAACCGAGATCTTTAATGGTCTTATTAATCAATGGAGTATAACAGGAGGAAATTTACAACAGATTCTTCGCGGATTTTATCAAAAAGTTTATGTATCGGGTAATAATCCCGCAAATCCAGTAATGCAAAAAGCATTGGCATACGTTCTAGACAAACTATAATTCTATATGATCAAATCATTTATTCAACATATATCAGAAGGTAATAACGATGCTATGGATGCATCATTAAAAACCCTTATAATGACCCGTGTTAATACTGCTCTTGATATCAAGAGGATTGAATTAGCATCTACTGTTTACAATGAAGCATATGAAACACCTTCTATAGTTGATATTATTGATCATAAAGCTCCTAAAGATGGTGCTGAATTAGAATCTCTTTTTCATGAATTAGATAGGTCTGATCAACTAGATCCTACGGAATATAAAAAGCTATGGAATATCTTTAATGATAGAAAAGCTGATTGGGCAGAAGCGAAGAGATACCTTATTATATTAATAGGTAACTATGCAGATGTTCCAAAAACAGTAAAACTTTTAAATGGTATAGCAAAAGCTGCTAGTATCAAAGGCATCAGAGAATCATGAAAAGTAATATAGAAAATTACAAATTGGTTGAATTGGCTTTAGGTATAATTAATAACGAATCAACCATGCTCAATGAAGATATTACCACTAATTTTAGAAAATTAGTTAACCAGGGACTTCTTGATAATAAAGATGAACTGGTCGACTTCATGAGAGCTATAAAAGTAATTAGAGATGGTGGCACTCCTACTCAAGAGCAAAGAGCTAAGATTTTTGATCTTTTCCTTAAACTGCTCGATATGGTAACAGGTCCATTGCTTATTCAAACGTCACAATATCTTAAAAAGAATACAATTTCTCCACCATGAAAAATGTAAATACAAAGTTAATGGAAGAATTTGCTGCTGCGGTAGTTCTTAGTAATCCTGATTCTCGTTTGATCGAACTTGCTAGAGTTATTCTTGAAGCTACAGCAAAAGTAGAAGTTAGACCGATGAGAGATCTTGTTACGATGACTCCCGAAAATATAAAAAAGTTACCATTAGAAGCATTTCCATCTGAAGATGAAATTTCACAATGGGATAATGTTAGAGAAAGAATTCGCATTGGTGATATAAAAGATAGACTTATTGTACAAGGGAATGATGCTAAAGCTGGTAGAGGGATATTCATTAAATTAAAACTTCGTCCAGGAGTTTATACTAATAAAGGCATAGTAAAGTCAATTGGTACTGATGGTGTTCATTTTACAAATAATAATGGTAATGAAAAATTTATACCATTTGGATCAAAACTTATTGGTGGTGCATCTTCATTTAGTAGTATTAAGAAAATAACAAAGGCAGAATGGGAATCTAACCAAGAAAGTCTTGCAAAGTCAATTCAAGATTGGAATAAATCAAAAAAGATTGACTAATATGTGAGTAAAATGAGGCTAAAATATAAATAGAATTGAAGTAATTATATAAATAAATACATGCTTTTAATAACTGAAACATCTAATGATACTGTAAACCTTTTGGTAGAAGCTACTCCGAATGGTGGACAGAACCATTATATTGAAGGTGTGTATATGCAGGCAGAATTAGAAAATCGTAATAAGCGTATATATCCAAAGGAGATTCTTGAAAAGGCCGTTGCAAAGTATGTAAATGAATATGTTAGTAAAGGTCGAGCAATAGCCGAACTTTCGCATCCCGAAACACCAAGTATTAATCTTGATAAAGTATCTCACCGTGTTACAGAACTTGCATGGAATGGTAATGATGTTATGGGTAAAGCTCTTATTCTCAATACTCCCATGGGACTTATTGTAAAAGGACTTCTTGATGGAGGTTGCCAACTTGGTGTATCTTCTCGTGGTATGGGAACAGTTTCAAGTCGTGGAGGAAAAACATATGTTAATGCTGATTATGCTCTTACTGCTGTTGATATTGTTCAAGATCCATCTGCACCATCTGCATTTGTAAATGGTATTATGGAAATGACTGAATACTTTTATGGAAATAATGTTGATATTGTTTCCGAGACTTCTGAAAAGTATAAGAAGTTCATGAAAAATTTAAGTTCCCCTCAACTGGTGGAACAACAAACTAAATTGTTTGCTCAATTCTTAAATGAGATAAACATAAAACTTTAACTATGGAGAACAACGTTGTTGTGAAGTGAAATATTGGTATGGAACCTGTGAAAGAAAATAATATACGAGACTGAAAGAAAAGTGCTTAACTTCAATTTCCTCTCCAACTCAAACAAACAAAAGTAATAACAAATGAAACATAAAACAAACATTAGCTACGAAGATATCATTGAAGATATCTCCGAGGAAACATTACTTTCTCTTGATGAGCTTGCTGCTGGAATTGTAGAAGCGAAAAAACGCAAGAAGAAAGAAGACGACGAAGAAAAAAGCGATGACGAAATAAATGCAGAGCTTAATGGGTCTGATGAATCTGAAGAAGAATCTGAAGAAGAATCTGAAGAAGAATCTGAAGAAGAATCTGAAGAAGAATCTGAAGAAGAATCTGAAGAAGAATCTGAAGAAGAAACACCAAAAAAATCTAAAAAGAAAGGTAAGAAGTCTAAAGCTCCTGAAGAGGAAGAGGAAGAGGAAGAAGTCGAACCTGAAGATGAAGAGTCCATTAAAGAAGGTACGAAACCTAAAAAGGTCGAACCTGAAGATGATGAAGAAGATGAAGAAGATGAAGATTCTGAAGAAGATAAAGAACCTATGACAGAAGCTGAAGAAAAGGCTAAAGAAGATATTGATAAGTTCAAAGAACTTAGTCAAACTGGTTTACTTGATGATGAAGAAGTAAAACGAGTTGTTAAAGCATTAAGAAAAATTAAAGATGATGAAGAAGTATCTCAATCTGAAAAAGATTTGGTTATTTCTGTATTTCTTAAATTGACTGGCTTGGTAACTGGTGATCCGGAAGTCTTTGATAAACTTGATAAAACTATCAAGGATGCAGTCAAAAAAGATGGTGAACCTAAGAAAAAAGAGAAGAAAGAAGAATCAATTGAAGTTGATCATTCTGATATCACTCGTCTAGTCGAAGCAGAAGAAGGTCTCACTGAAGAATTCAAGGAACGTGCTACTATCATTTTTGAAGCAGCAGTTCGTTCTAAGATTTCTGAAATGAAAACTGTTCTTGAAGAAGAATATGAAACTCGTCTATCTGAAGAAACTGAAACCATCAAAGAAACTCTAACGGAAAAGATTGATAGTTATCTAACTTATGCAGTTGAATCTTGGGTGGAAGAAAACAAAGTCGCTATTGAATCAAGCCTTCGTACTGAAATCGCTGAGAACTTCATTGGAGCACTCAAGTCAGTATTCGTAGAACATTATATTGAAGTACCTGATAGTAAGGTTGATCTGTTTGCTAATATGGAAGCAGAAGTAACTAAGCTCAAGGAAGAAGCGTGTGAAGCTGAACGTATTTCAGAATCTCTAGCCGCCGGAGTTGTTACTCTGACTCGCGAAAAGATCATGACGGAATCATTCAAAGATCTTGCTGATACCCAGGTCGAGAAATTGAAATCCCTTGTCGAAGACATTGAATTTGTTAATACAACTTCTTATAAGAATAAGATTGAAACCATTAAGGAATTCTATATTCTTGGAATTGATAAGGATACCGAAACATTGCATGAAGATTACTATACCAATGCATTTGTTAGCACAGAAATTATCGTAGAAAACGAAGATATAGGAGAAGAAAATCTTTCACCTTCTATGTCAAGATATTTAACCGCAATTTCACGTTCAGCCAAAGCATCAAGCTAAGGCAATTTGAAACAAGGTTCTAAACCAAAAACAAACAACAACAAATAAATAAATAATATGTTCAACTCAGAACAACTCGAAAAAAAGTGGGCTCCTATTCTAGAAGCTCGTGATGCCCCTAAGTTCAAGGATAACTATCGTCGTGCTATCACTGCGGTTCTTCTTGAAAATCAAGAAAAAGCGATGCAGGAAGAAAATTCAGCATCGAACTTCCTTACCGAAAATAATGTCATTGGTGGTACTGCTGTCGGTGGTGGTTCTGGTGCCGTAAAGACATGGGATCCGGTTCTTATCAGCCTTGTTCGTCGTGCAATGCCTAACATCGTTGCCTATGATATCGCTGGTGTTCAACCAATGACCATGCCTACTGGTTTGATCTTCGCAATGCGTAGTCAATACCAAGATGGCGCTGGCCAAAACACTGCTGAAGCATTGTTTAATGCTCCCGATACAAGTTTCTCCGGCAAAGTTGAAACTTCAGTTGGTGAAGGTCTGAGCGGTAACTCAGGTTCTGTTAGCTATACAGATCCAAGTTATGCTGCTGGTCAACGTACTAATAGCACCTTTGGTGGTGCTGGTAATGGTGCCTTTGGTGGTACTGGTACATATGTAACTGGTCCTGCTGGCAACGGTGTGTTCAACATTGGCCAAACTGGTACCGTTGGTGCTGGTTCTACTACTGGTTTTGCTCAAATGGGCTTCACCGTTGACAAGACAACTGTTACTGCCAAGACACGCGCTCTAAAAGCAGAATACACAATGGAACTTGCACAAGACCTTAAGGCTGTTCACGGTCTTGATGCCGAAGCAGAACTTGCTAACATCCTCTCTATTGAAATCCTTGCGGAAATCAATCGTGAAGTTATTAACACTGTTAATGTCAAGGCTCGTGCTGGTGGTATTCTTGTCAATGGTAGTCCTTCTGGTTCATTCGACATCAATGAAGATGCCGATGGTCGTTGGGCTGTTGAAAAGTTCAAGTCTTTGATTTATCAAATTGAACTTGAAGCTAATGCCGTTGCCAAAGCAACACGTAGAGGGAAAGGTAATATCGTTATCTGTTCTTCTAACGTCGCTTCAGCTCTTGCTGCTGCTGGTGTTATGGACTATGCTCCTGCCATGTCAACCAACTTAAATGTTGATGACACAGGTAATGTATTCACAGGTATGATCAATGGTCGTTTGAAGGTCTTCATTGACCCTTACTCCACCTTTGACTATATCACTGTTGGTTATCGTGGTTCTAATGCATATGATGCTGGTTTATTCTACTGCCCATATGTTCCTCTAACAATGGTACGTGCCGTTGATCCAAACACCTTCCAACCTAAGATTGGTTTCAAGACTCGTTATGGTCTTGTTGCGAATCCTTTTGCTGGTGGTGCTGCTTCTAATAACGAAACCGGAGCTGATGGCCAAAATCCATACTTCCGCGTATTCGCTGTAACTGGTCTTGGTGCCGGTTCAGACGTACCAACTGGTCGTAGTAACTATTACGGCTACTAAACGCTAAATTAGTAACTCTAGTATAGAGATTACGAAAATTCTGAGAGGTTCCGAAAGGAACCTCTCTTTTTGCATTCACATAACGAATGTCAAAGTACCGCAATCAAAAATCTTTGAGTATCCCATATCTTTCATAATTTCTTCTTCAGTTCTATTGTCATTCCTTGTTGTAATTTTTGATTTAACAAAATTGGATCTATGTAATCTAATCTCTGTATTTTTTAGAACATAATAATAGCTTGGCTTGTTCTTGATCAATAAAGTGAATCCATTTTTGGCATACACATTACCAGCAGAATAAGTTAAGTCTGCATAGGATATAATAGATCCATTATGATGTTTCTTAAAGTATGCAAGCAGTTTAGAGAATCCTCCAATAATAGAATAATTATTTTTCACGGCAAATCTAATCAATTCATAATCATAGTTCCTGTTGTATCTTGATTTACCGAATGTCATTACACCAAGTAATTCATTCTGATAATATAAACCAAAGTTATATAAAGATTTTCCGTTGCCTTGAATATGATTATCATTCAAAAATTGAGTTCTTGTATGAATATCAACAGTTCTTATTTCACATTTTCTAGCAAAGACCTTATTCGA